AGCGCTTCCTCCCGATGGGTGCATGATTTCCAACCGGCAATGAGGCGTCAGGTTAACGATGACATCGTCCTGACCTAGATAGTTCATGTCCGGTCGTTGGTTGGCAATCTGCTTGCCAATGTCGATACCCGACAGTTTGATAAAACTTGCGTCATGGTTGCCCGTGATGAAGTGGGTCGTGATCTTTTCTCTGACCGGATACACACGTACAATCTCGTCCACATGATCGTCTGCGCCCTGCGAATAGCACTCGTACTGATGCCCCTTGCGCATCTGTTCGCCTTCGTCAATGTCGCCAGCGTTGTAGACGTGTTTGATGCCTTCACGCTGGAAACGGTCATAGGCTTCGTGTAACAAGGTGATCTGCGTGTACTTGGAATTGATATGATTGTCGGACACGACCCCGAAGCGGATTTGTCGGTTGCCCTTCCACTTTACGTCAATCTCTTGCGGTTCTGCTTGCGGTGTGATCTTTGCCAACCCGATCAAGTTGCCATTGACTTCGATCAGATAGCCCTTGTCCTTCAAGTCTTCCAGCATGGCGTCCAGCACCCGGTCGGAGATGTCACATGCTTCCATCAGTTCTTCACGGGTTTTTGGTCTTTTTAACAGATCAACAAGTGAGGGCGGTGTTGACGCTTGGACCTGTGCCAACCTTGCCGCCCCCGGTCGTTTACTTTTCTTATATTCAGGTGTGAGTTTGATGTAATTCCTGACCTCGTGCCGGGTCTTGCCGATGATTTCCCCTATTTGTGCATGTGTCAATCCCGTGAGCCATAGTCGCAACGCTTCTTCTTTTTCTCTGAATGAAAGTGCCATAAATCTCTGAATCCTTTCCATACGTACACGCAACCGTTAGTGAATCACGATTAGTATAATGTCGTTTCAACAAAACAGTCCAGCAGAATCCCACAAAAGGCTATAATTGCCCATTATTCGCCTGAGGATCAATAATCATACTTGGGGAACTGTACGAACAATTCGCCAAGCTCGACGTGAGGAATCCCATTCTTTTGTGCAAACAAGATTTCACGTTGCGCACCAATGGAATCCTCCCATCCGGGCAAGGTCGTCACAAATTCACATAATTCCAGTAGATCAAGTGACATGTCCATGTACGTTTCGTAGTCGTACCCAATGCACATCCATGCTGTATGAACCGGAACCAGACACGTCTTGTCTGTGATCGTCTGTGCGGCCTCAAAGAACGCCCTGCGGTTATAATTAGCGATCCCGGTCATCGGGCCAGCGATATACACCCGGCGCAACACACGCACCATCAGTCCGTCCTCCCAATAAACTCCTCGTCACTGTCGGCGTCTGCAACTTCAAATCGTTCCGTTTCCAAAAACAACACGCTCGACACCGGAACCTCATGACGTACCCGTTTGTTGAAAATCACAAAATAACGTCCATAGTCATGTTCACTTGTCGATTCGCACACATTCAATCTTGTGAATAGGTATGCGCTCGACCTTTATGATGTAACCTTTGGGTGGGTGGGCGAACGGCACTCCGGCTCGTCTGTGCTTATCCCATTCAGGATCAACGGTTGCCGTACAAAGCGTGTCAGGCCACATGTTTTGTATTTTTCCTATGACCTCCCTTGCTTCGTCAATTTTATATAATCGCCTAAACTCAACATCAATGTATCTGTTGTTGACAATTTTTATCACGTATGCCCAGCGTCCTAAAATTTGCACATCGGTATCAATTGCTTTGATATTCATTTTATTTCCTTCATCCGGCGTACGCTCGTCCACCCATCTTTTTAATCGAAGGTCATGGTATCTGTCTGCTCCATCAAATGGCTGTGATACATCAAACAACCCACGATGAGGCAGATCGCCAGCACATACCAAAGATACGACCACCCGAACCCAAGCGCCATTCCTGCAAAGAACGACAGGATAATAGTCAACACCACCACGATCTTGATCTTTGTTTCTGTTTTCATTTCAACCTCCTTTCTTTATCCTCAGCCACACTTCCCTTGTTAGTGTCGGTTTACGCCAGACAGTGACCTCCACGCACGGCTCTTTGTCGGTGTACAGCTTGACAATCTCCTTGTGGTAGACCCTGCTGTCATCCGTCCACACAACACCGTTTAAGGCGTCGCACACCGCCTTCGTGATGTTATCCCCGTCCGGCTTTGACGTGTGCGGTATAAGCCCTTCTGCGGCCGCCTGTTGCCTCCATTTTGGCCATGACTTGGGTATTTCAAAATAAGCATTGATCTGGACGACAAATACATCCGTCAAGTTCCAGTCACGGGTCACGGCTCGTTGGGCAAACATCTTAATCAGGTTCATGTAATCTCTTGTTTTGTCCGGCGTGTACGGTCTTATGCTGTACGGACTGCTTCTTGCGGTTGCCTTTCCTTGCGGATTGCCCGGAACGATGAAGTGTAGGACGTTAGTCATCGGTCCAGCCTCCTAATCTCCATGGCTTCCATCGCTTCTTCGTAAGTCATGAGGTTTGTTTTTTCCAGCGGATAGAACCCCGCTCGGCCGTATTCCTTTTTCCGCCATCTGTCATAGCGTCTCCGGTTCATGAACGGCGTGATGAAACTATCGCTAATCGTTGAGAAGCAAGCCCACTTCCCGTTGCGTTCCACACTAAATCTCGGCATCTAATCTTCACTTCTCTAGCTCTAATATGTCGAACAGCGTTATTTGTTTCATAAACCGCTCAAGCCGTTGTTTTGATTCACGGTAGTAGTCCTCGTCAAGCTCAAAGCCCACAGCGTCAAAGCCTAGGTCGTGGCAAGCAATCAGGCTGGACGCGCTGCCAACATGCGTATCCAGTATCTTGTCGCCGGGCTTGGCGTAGTTGGATAAGAGCCATTTGTACAGGGCGATGGGCTTCTGGGTGGGGTGAATTTTGCCTTCACTTCTTGACACCATTCTTTTTATACGCGTTGGTTTATTTAATGATGTCCATGCCAACTCAGCGTCTGCAAAACTCATTCCTTCTCCCATAAGTTTGTCCCATATAACAAAGCACTTTGTGTTCCCAAGGTATTCTAAAAAGTAATTCCCGCCCCAAATGATTTGATTTACTGATACCCTGCGCAATTCCGCAAAATATTCTTCATCAGGTGGTTTCACGTCCCATCCTTTGTTTGAAAACTGTCTGAAATACGTTCCACTGTTTTCGATACTTACACCGTACGGCGGATCGACAATAGCCAGATCAAAATGCTTGTCCGGGTACCGGGCCATGCCTGCCATGCAATCTTCATTAAAATACTCAATCATCGTTACTGACTCCTTAATACAGACCCCATTCAGCGAACTTTTCAAAGCCACCGAGGTTTTGAATGAACTCTCTTGCAATGTCTACGATTTCTGCATAAGGCTTCCCGTCTATGGTGTCATCCCCAATAGCACAGCAAAGCTGCACAGGTTGTTTTGTTTTCTGTGCTTTCAGGAACGCATACACATTTACAGATACATCCGCCTTACTGAGGTCTTTGCCGTGGAGACCTCCACCCGTTACGGAATCAGCCATATCACTGCCAAGTTTACGATTGGTAGCACCAGCGTCTACATCCGTGCCGCCAGTCCAGTCACCGAGCGGATTGATTTCCGCACCGGGATAGAGTTTCTTCAAATCTGCTGTTTTCATATTACTTTGGCAAATAATCAGGCGAGCACCATCCATAATGTATTTTCCGTCATAAGGGCATCTGCTGTAAATTTCACGGGCAATACGAGAAAGTTCCTTTTGCTCCTGTGTCAGAGGCATACCCTTAAATATACCATTATCCCCGCAGCGGATGCCGTCCTTCTGGTTGTTTGTCAAATGCTTGTCCTGCGGAACGATAACAATGTCTATCTCCATCACGCCTGAAATGCGATACACGGCATTGATGATTTCAGCCTTATCCAAAACCGCTGTGGTTTCTATAATGACATAACACGCACCGTGACCAATGAGAACCTCCACTGCGATTTTCGGATCTTGTTCTTTTGCATAAGCCAGATCCACAATGGCTCCTGCTATTCTGTCTGCCAGCTTGTCCGGATGGCTCGGATTTACTTTCTCAATCATTGTTGCTCAGCGCTCCTTTCTCCTTAAAGCCGCTCTCAGGGCACTCTAGAGTGTTAAAGAGTATCCTTTCGAGCAGTTCCTTTTCTAAAACGGTACCGTATCCCAAGCCATGTCAGGACTTGCGAACACAACCCGGCTCTTAAAATCTTCGTCAATCTCTTTGTCCTCGTAAAACTCTTTGTAATCAAAATTGTTCTTGGACTGATG